TTTCTAATTCTCTTTCTTTTGTAGCCCAAGAAAGAGCAATATTCATTGAGTTAGCAGTTATGCTTTCTGCCATTTTTGATACCGTATCAGCAATTGTCTTTGCAGAAACTACTTCACTCATATCTCCTTTTTCAAGCAACTCACTAAGAGTTTCTTTCATCCTAATGTATACTCCATCTGCACCCAATGCTTCATTTATGAGTATTTTTTGTCTAGAAACTATATCTAACGATGTTTCTTGTAGAGGTAGTACTATCTGTGACATCTTTTTTCCTTTGTTTTATATTTTTATTGAAGAACCAAAACATTATACTATATATTTACTTTGTACATCTAAATCTGTACTTAAACTTATTGTTGCCATTTGTTTTTCCTTTATCCTACTGATTTGATTTACATTATTCACAACTATATATAAATTCTATTATGTTGTATGCTAGCTCTTCAAAAGAGTTTCTTAAAAGTATAGCGTAATATCTATTTAGAGTAGATTTATAGTAGTGACATCCGCTTATGCCTGTTTTGACAGAAAATTCTTTTAATGAGTTTATTGGTACGTAAGTGGTAGCTATTTTAGAATCTACTATTTTGTGGATAGTTTTTTTATAAGAGTTAACTTTATAACTTTTATATTTAGTAATACCGTCAACTATAGTAATGCCATATATTTTAGAGTTAAAAGCATAATAAAATTTTACAGCTTTACTAGTAAGGTTTACATGCACTGTATCAGTGTCAGGATACAATTTAAGAAGCTCTTTTATTTTATCAACATAGACATATTCAACATCGTTTAATATGTCTAAAACTTTAGTAATGTTAGAAAAATATAGACATATACTTTTACCGTTGACAGGATCAAATACGCATTCTATCCCATCAATACCATAAGTATCTGCAATATCCTTTTTCGTGCAGTATTTTACTAATTTTTCTTTGTTCATTTTAGTCCTTAAAGTAAGTTATTAACTACTATATGTGGTGTAGTTACATTAATTATCGGAGTAAAGGAATTAGGTCCTATAATTATTCTAATATTGTTGCCTGTAACATTAGCTCCAAATTTTTGGTTAGTTCCAGTAGCATTAAGAACAACAGACACAGTAGACACTGTAGGAGTATAGAACAATGTCTGATAATCTACAGTCACGGTGAATGATAATCCATAAGATGTTAAAGTAACAATAGATGGCATATTTGCACCTGGAGAATATACTGTAGCAATTCCGTCTGAACCACTAGCGTATATATCGCCCACCGGACCTATAACCTCTCCTTTAGTGCCTCCAAATAGATGAAAGACTTGTATATTGCCTATATAAAAATACATATCATGATACGCTGTTACTATCTGATCGTCTGACATTTCTTGACCTTGACAGTAACAAAAAGTAAAATTTCCTTCATAAAGTATAGTCTCATCAATATTGAAATAAGGAACAAGATGTCTTAATTTTATATTAGAGTTAACATTAGCTTGGTCATAACTATAAATCGGTACATTATATGTCTTATTAATAGCGTTAGCAGCAATCCAAGCTGCGGAAGAGCTTGCATTTTTCAACTGTGTTTCATAGTCTGAAGGAGCAATTCTGTAGTTAACGGCTTCAACAGATAGTGAACTTAAAGTAGGAATTCGATACTCATCATCAGAATCAATGTATACAGCATCAGTGTATAGTGATGGGTTACTATTATAAGTGGCAGTGCTTATATGGTAGTTAGTAAGCACCTCTAAGTCTCCATCTAGATCTAAATAGGAAGCTTTTATAACAGAACCATTAATATTAGCACCAGTAATTCTAGCACCTATTATGTTTTTACCTACAATTTCTGTTGCTGATATATTTTCTGCAATAAGCCCAGTTGTATTTATTTTATGTGCAGCAATACTGCCATCAATAATCATATCACCGTTTAGATATAGCCCTGGTGCTACCCAACCACTACTGGTTTCCCACTTTTTAGCTTGACTGTATGTAGCACTACCGTATGTATGTGTAAGTGTAACGATATCTCCATCTACAGGAATACTATCAGGACAAGCATTCTTTGCATCCGTATCTAGATTTGTACCAACCTCCCAGCTTCCTGTTACAGGGTTAGTAGTTGTAGTATTACTATACCAACCTGGCCCTCTATTACCGTCTTGTCCTTGTTTAGCTAAAGATACGAATGAGATGTCTTCAATGTAACATCCATTAACATTTAACGCAGTAGCTAAATGAAAATCAAAAGATTTAGAGAGCGTAGTATCTAAAATAGTTTCTCCATCAAGTATAAAAGTAATAGTATTATCTTTATATTCAATTTCAAGTGTCATTGAATCGTCTACTTGTATATCAAAGTCATACCAATCAGGCATAATGTATATACCAAGATAATGGTCGTGGTTTACTTTAAACTTATAATTTTCAGCATTTTCTGTAAAATGTGATGGACTTTCTGTTAGGCCAACCATTATTTCGCCTGAAATTCCTGATTTAAAAGTAACTTTACATCCATCTTTATAACTTTCTGTAGTATATGCACTCCCACTCCAATTACCATTACCTCCACTAGTTTTTGTAATGGTTCTCCCTTGTTCTGATACTGTAGTATTAGTAGTGTTCCAGTGGTAAATAGATGCGTCAAGTCCAGGACTTCCGTCTTGTCTATATGCATACACTACAGGAGTTCCCCAATTAGGGGTAACTTCGCTGTCTTTAGCCCCTGTAACTACTGTAGATACCATATAAACTTTGTCGCCATTGCTTCCAGCGTCAGTACCTAAACTTGGCACATCAGTTGTCCATCCAGCTTCTTGACCAGATAGTGTACCAGTAGCAAACGAGTAAGTACCTGCCGTACCCATAGTATTATCATTTAACTTATACAGTTTTAACTCTGCTATTTGTGTAGCTGTATCTAAAACAGGTGAACCCCAGCTCCAAGTAGTACCACCATCAGTACTAGTACCTTTGGCATACCACAAATAAGGGTTTGCAGTTGTAGTCGCTATTACGTCATCAGACCAATTATTCGGCTTAGAATCATTTCCTGATATATGAGGCCCAGTATCTTTATCGTTATTTATTTGAAATATATAATTTACATCTTGTTATGATCTCCTTTTCTAGTTAATGCATAGTTAATTACACTTGTTTTGGTAGTGCTAACTCCTGCAGCATCTTTAACAGTAATAGTAGCTGTAACTTGTGCATTATCAGTTAACATAACTTTTGAAGCTGCTATAACAGTGTATGTATCTGCAGAACCACTTGCTGAAGGTGCAGCACTAAATCCAGAAGAGCTTATAGAAGCCGTCCATTGATTAGCTGCAGGTGTCCCATTTACATATGCAAGTTTTGTGCTACCTTGATACACGGTTATTTCTGAGTCTACACCATCACTTGGTAGTGTAAAATCACCACTTAATGCCGTAGTGGCCAATGGTACTGCAGCATTACCATTTATAACAGTAATTGCTTCACTAGCATCTACAAGCAACGGTATTGTAACTATATCGTTTAAAGTAACGGATTCTCCGTTTAAAGTACCCTTTAATGTACATTTATACATTTTTGTAGTATAGTTGGTATTAGCGACGGTTAAATGATCCTCAGTACTTATCGCATCATTACTCCAGGTAGAACCACCATCTGTACTACTATACCAAGCGTATGAAGTTATAGCGTCTAAATTTGTAGATGTATCTAACGGTATATTTGGTGGATTTATTGAACCATCTTTACCTTTAATAAACTTAGAATCTGTATTAGTTATATAAAATATAGGAGCTGCTAAACCTTCTCTAGATAAACTATAAGTTATTCTTTTAGTTATAGTGTCTAGTGCTGAACCGTCACTATTCCGTAGCGTAACATCTATATCTACATAACCTGCATCTGCACTCATTGCTGTAGGAGCATTTATTACATTATTGCTACTATCAACAGTCACATTTGAAGCAGTTATTGCAATGTTAAAAGTATTTGCACCACTTGTTCCGTAGGTTAGTGCAGTACTTCCTATATAAGCAGAAACAGCACAACTACCGCCTGTAAAACCAATATTTGAGTACCCAGACACAGGTGCTGGAAATGTCATGTTCTCATTGCTAAGCACAACTCTAGGGTTATTCGTAGCCGAATCAAGCCTAGGAATAGTTATTTCATCTTCTCTTGTTTGTCCAGTAACACCATAAATAGTGCCAGTAGCTATACATTTAAATGTGTGTGTCGTACTATTACTGTACTCAGTTATTGGAACCAACAAACTACCACTAGTTTTTCCGCTAATTTCAGCACCATCTTTATACCACTTATAAGATACAGTGTCGTCAATTCCTGATTTTGTCGTATTTAGCGTTATACCTGCTGTAGGAGTTATGTTACCTACATCGTCCATACGAAATACAGGACTAGTGTTTGTTATTTTTAGTATAGCAGGTGTAAACCCTTTTGTACTTACCCAAGCTGAGTCGTTGTAGTACATTACTACTTTTGTATCAATATTATAGTATGTATCTCCTTTAGTTCCTGCAGGTATATTATTATTATCATGTTCTCCTAGATAACGCCCTACATAAACTTCATTGGCATCAGTAGGATTATCCACTATAGAGTTAATGCTTACACTTCCATTCATTATAAGTTTAGAAGGGCTACCTGATATAATAGAAAATGGTTTTATTGTACCATTACCATTACTTACTCTAAACATATCAGCATTTACCCAAAACTCACTTGTAGCTGGATCTCCATCGGCAGACCAATTTGTCATTCCAAAACCAGATGTGTATGTCTTATCATCTATAGTAATATGATTATCATACTCTAGACCAGCTTTAACTTTACCATTAGTATTAGTCTCAACTACGCTTTTAAGTTTACTGTTTGCTCCAAACACCTTACCATCGTCACCTTTTACTTGTGCGTCTAAGTCAACAGCCCATTGACTTCTGGCCATTAACCCACCATCTGTTCTAGTGAGCCACTGTCCTTTATGTTCAGATTCATCCCATCGGTATTCTCGTATGTAATAATCAATAGCGATTTTTTTGTTTATTGTTTTAACTCGCATAGTTTGCAGAACATCTTTGTCATTTTCTCCATTAAGAGCAACAGAAACCCATTCTGTGCCATCATGATAACGAAGTCCTTTGTTTGTGACATCAGTGCAATACCAATAATATGGCATTTTTAGGTCTGCATCTAAGCCAGTGTCATCTCCGTTATTATCAATTTTTGATTTATATACTTCCCCTGGCTTCTTTCCTGGTAAACCAACAGACTCCAATGCAAAAAATACAGAAACCTTTTTATCTGCTAAGTTCTTAGCTTTTTTAGCTATTTTAAGTGCATTTAGTAATCCAGCATTTTCAGTTAAATTTATGCTTTTCCATGCATGATCTTCTTCCATTTTATTATCGTAACAATAAGCATTTTCGTTATCGTCATTATAAGCTATATCGCCTCTGTTATTAATTTTTTGTGTGTCAGTCCAATGATAATAATCAGTAACTCTATTAATAGCATCATTCGTAGATTCGCCAGATTCTTTTTTAAAGAAATAGTAGTTCACCTGTCCATCCACTTGGTTCTGTAATGTAGCTACTCTGTCATTAAATGTATTTGTGAATTTAGCAATATCTTCACTATATTTAGTAGCTAATTCCCATTTGTGCTTCAAATATTGGTACACTTCTCCTGGCTCATAGTACCTTACCCAACCATCAGCAATACCCTCTGTAGAGGATGGTTCATTAACAGACCCTACAATATTCTTACTGGTTTTGTAATTTGTTTTATCATATACTATAGAACCACTAATATAATCAGTACCACTTACCCAAGCATCAGCCTTCTCTGGTATCCATAAGTCTCTCGGTTGTGGTACGTATTTGTTTCCTTGTCCATCAACTTCATCTTCAGGCAATATTGAACCACTGTACACAGTCCTTTTACCATCTGCTAAATCAGCTAATGCAGTTATATTTTTGTTATTTTGTATTGGCGATCCCCAAGTACTGTTCTTCTTGTCATACTTATAAGTTTTTACTACATCATATTCACTTCCTTCACCATTAGCCTTTTCTGTTGTATTCCATATATATATATCCCCATTTTGTACAGCATTGCTACCATCAGTCAATACAGGAAAGCTGTGCACTTCTGGACTATCTTCACCACTGTATATATTAACTTTTTTGTCTGCTTGGTCACTAACATAATTAGATAATAGAGCACTATTTGCATCACCTATATGAGCTGCACTCAGGTTAAATGCTATAGTTCCATCTGTTAAACCGGTTTTGATTTCTGCAACTTCTCCACTATTTGCATAATCTAAAGATTTTACCCATCCATAAACATCAGGATTAGTTCCTGTTTTTGTATAAGTGTACACTTCTTTAGCATCATACTTTGGATCCTTAGGTTTGTCTCCCGTTATCCACATATCTCTAACTTCAACTTTATCAGGTTTTTTTGGATTTGGTTCGTAATTACCTACGTATATAGATTTTTTAGTATCAATAGTGTCAAATACTATATCTGGTACTTCTGTTTCAACCCACTTGTAATCAAACTTATCTCCATTTGGTTCTTTTGAATATATATATTCTGTGTTTTTTCCTAAGTGCCCATTCGAGTCTATATTTTTATTGTTATCAGTATAAGTACTTTTCCACAAGTCACCTACATTCTCATTATAATCAGCATTATCAGAAATTTCGGTGTATTCTGGCCATGGTTGTGTGTCTTGATAGTAACTACCAGCCTTTTTATCTACTTGTGTCACGAGTTTACTATACTCTTCTGTTTTCCATTCTTCAAGAGCATCATGTTCTTTTTTTATTTCGTCAAAGTAACTTGAAGCCAGAACCCAGTCATTTTCTTCATATAAGGCATTTTTACCTTTGGTTTCTGTACATCTAAGAATATCGCCTTTTTTAGCAACTCTTCCATATATTGTTCTCTCAGTATCAATTAACCACAAATCTCCAATATCATAAGGTGCACTAGGCGTACCGTGCTCTCCTAAATTTACAAATATTCTTCTTTTGCCATCTGCCAAATCGAAAGCATTTAGTGCAACTATATAAGCATTTTGTGCATCAGTATCTGTTACAAGTGCCCATGTGAATCCTTCACTATCTGTACTGTGGTGCTGATCTGTAACGTCAGAAGTAGTCTTTATAAACTTATAAGCCCTTTCATACGACTTATAACCAGTATCAGAAGTACTATACTTTATGTACACATCACCTGTGTGCATAGCCCTTGTTTCTATATTACCAATTGCAAACACTGCTTGTGATATTTCAGCCCATACTAGTGCTTGATCGCTGTCGTAATTATATTCCCAGTAGGTATCTGCACTAGTATTATGGTAAAGAGTACCTGGCAATAAATCATGAAAATGAGATATAGGGGTCGTATTGCCATTGTTATCAGTAACTACATTTCCATTATTGTCTCTTTTTAAATCATCTATTAGACTTATGTTGGTTGCACTAGGGTCTTCATTTCCTTCTAAAGGAACCCATAATCCATATGGATACGCATTTGTCAAAAGTTCATCATTATCAGTATCAGTATTCGGACTTTCTATTCCTGACATAACATCATAGATACCAGTCATAGTTTCTATAACTCCATCGTTTTGCTTTTGCAATATTTGTATATCAGCCAGCATTCCTGTGCCACTAGCATTACCACTACCATCTATACCTACATATGTATCAAGAGTTTCTACTGCAGAAGCTCTTGCCAAAGCCTCAGAATCTAATCCTCCAGTTATCATACTTTCAAGAGATTTATAGTCTCCAGCTCTTGATGTATTTAAATCAGTATATGACTTTTTTATATCTGCAACAGTGGAACCAAGAAGAGTATCACCATCATTTATTTGTGTTGCAATTACATCTGCAGATATAGCACTTGCTCTTGATTCATCGACATATGTTTCTTCTATTTTGACTATTCTTGAATCTATTTCTCCTGTCTTTGTATTCAGATTGCTGTCTAATGTAGTGACTTTTGCATTTAGTTTACTTCTAGCAGTATTTCTTGATATTATCTCTTCAGTATATTGATTCAGTGGAACAGTTATATTTTTAATTTGTTCTATTAAATCACTTATATTCTGCATAATAGATTCATCTCTTATATCAATTGATGCATTTGTAACAACATTTACGAGATCTTTTAGCCACGCAGGAGCATCATCATATAGCTTTGGAATATATATATCATCTCCGACAAGAGTGTATTCTTTTGGCGTAACATATGTTTCTATTCCTGTTTCTTCTGCTTCTAACTCCATTTCAGGAACCACAACAGTAGATTCAATATCTTTTGATTCTACAACTTCTGTCTCTTGTGGTTCTAATATATTTTCTGACATATTAGTTCACAACATATACTGAAGAAACTTTTGTGACAAAGTTTCCGTTAGCAGAAGTATTGCATTCAACAGTTAAACGATATGTAGGTTTCATATAGTATTTGTCTGCTTTTGAACCACGCTCACTTATCATGCTATCAACAATAGGTTGTTCAACAATTATTTTTATTTGTCCATTTGCCGCATCATATACAGTTGGAATCACAGAATGAGAAATGGACTCATTATCTAATTGTGTAAATGTAGCTTTAAATGTATCGGTGTTAGAAATTGTCATAGGCAACATTCCATTGTCAACTTTTATTGTGATAATGAATTCGTTATTCATTCCTTTATTTATAATAAATTTATCAGATGGACAATTCATTTTTTTTAATCCTTTATGTATTTAGGTGTATATATTGATTCGCTAACAATATTGTTATTTTTTACAACATCATCCATTCCTAGTGCTGCAGCTTCTTTATCTTTTTCTACTCTTTCAACATATAATAGTCTTTCTTCTTCTTTCAATTTTTTTATTTGGTTTACAAGAACACCATCATTTTCATCATTTTGTAGTTTTTCTGTTTCAAGTTGTTCTGTAAGAATATTTATTTCTGCTTGAATTTTCAAGAGCTCTTTGTCTATTCTTCCTAAACCAGTTGTTGAACCAATGTCGATAACTCCATCTGTTTCTGTGTGGTTATACCCATATTCTTTTTCTATAGAAACTATAGTTTTTGCTTTTTCTTGAGATGTTTGTAGTTTTGCTGTATCAACTTGTTGTTTGGACAAATCAGCTTTTTCTTTAACTAATTCAGTATTGTTTGTTTCTGTAAGAGTCTGTTGTTTTAACAATTTAATCTCTTCATCTATTTTTCCATCTCCAGATGAAGATAATGATGTTTTATCTATCTTGCCATCCAAGTCGAACTCATATGTGTATCCAAGTTCTTTATCTAAAGTTGCAAGCATTTGAGCATATTCTTTATTGGATTGAGATTTTGCTATTTCTAGTTGTTGAGATGATAGATTAATGTCTGCTTTTATTTTTTCTATTTGATTATCTATTACTCCATCATCTGCATTATTTTTGGCTTCAGAATTACTTTTATTCTGAACAAGTGAAGTATTATTTGTTTCTGTAAGAATTTGTTGAGTTAGTAGTGACAATTCTTTATCTAATTTACCATTTTCAGTAGAATTTGTTACATTTATTTCTCCAGTTGTTTCATTTATTGTATATTCAAATCCATACTGTTTGCTTATTTCTGCTAATGCTTTAGCTCTTTCAAGTGAATTATTTGTTTTTGCTATTTCTACTTGTTGAGACGCTATTTCTATATCTTTGACCATTTTTTCTATTTGATTGTCAATAACACCATCTGTTTGATTTTGCATAGCTTCTGATTCTGTTTTCTCTCTAACAAGTTCAGTATTTTTGATTTCAGTAAGAGCTTGCTGTCTTAATAAATCAATCTCTGCATCTAGCTTACCATCATTTGAAGAATCAATTACACTTATGTTTCCTTCTGCATCAAGCGAATAATTATATCCATAGTTTTTATCTATATCTGCAATAGCTTTACTTCTTGCTAAAGCTAATTCTGATTTAGATAGCAAAAGTTGTTCTTCTGCTATTTCTACATCTTTAACAAGTTTAGCTATTTGATTATCTATTATTCCATCTGTTTTGTTCTGCATAGACTCAGATTCTGTTTTTTCTTTAACTAATTCAGTATTGTTAACTTCTGTCAAAACTTGCTGTTTCAGTAAATTAATTTCAGAATCAAGCTTGCCATTTCCCGATGAAGATAATGATGTTCTATCAATATTTCCTTCAAGATCGAAATCGTATGTATATCCAAGTTCTTTTCCCAAGCTCGCAATCATTTGTGCATATTCTCTGTCTGCTTGAGATTTAGCTATTTCAGCTTGCTCTTGTGCAATTACGATGTCTGCCTTTATTTTTTCTATCTGATTGTTCAACATTCCATCTGTTTTGTTTTGTATTTCTTCTGATTCTGTTTTTTCCCTGACCAATTCAGTATTATTTGTTTCTGTTAAAACTTGTTGTTTTACAAGCTTACGTTCTTCATCAATTTTACCAAGACCAGTATCATTACCAATTACTATTTGTCCATTAACAATTGTATATTCATAACCATATTCTTTATTTATTTCAGCTATAGCTTTGGCTCTTTCTAATGCATTTTGTGATTTTGATATCTCAAATTGTTCTTCTGCTGTTTTTGCATCTGCAACAGCTTTGTCTATTTGTGCTGCTATTAAATCTTTTTGTAGTTCAAAATTTACAGCCTCATGAATAAGTGCCGGAATAGCTGAAGAATATGCTGTACCAACTTGTTCGTTAGTTATTAGTTGTGATTCATGTGCATTTTTAAGATGAATGTTTAATGCATTCATCATCTTATCGAAATGTCCATCTCCATCTATTAATCCACTTGTCACATCATCCATTGTTACCATATTTTTTCCTTATCGTTAGAGATAGTCTATAACAGAACCAACATATATACATTGGCTCTATATATCTATGCTATTTAATTTTTATATTGCAACTCCAGCATCTCTCATTTTTTGTTGTCTAGCTTTTGCTGCTATCTCTTCATCTGTAAGTCCAGCTAAATCAATAATAGTAAATGCTGGAACTTCTATCATTTCTGGATTTCTGTTCCTATCTTCTTGCTCATGTAATATCGCAGGAGCATTTCGTAAATTTTGCAATGCACCTCTGTGAACATATTGTCCTTTTGGCAAATTGAACCCAATAACATCAGTAGTCATTCCAATTAATCCATTTCCCCATGTTACAAACTCTACATTTGGTTTTGTTTGAGATGTTCTATTGTCATGAATCATTACAAGTTCTTTTCTCATTAAATCTGCTCTTTGTAATCTTGCTCTTTGCTGTCTAGGCAATTTTTTATTTGGTATAGCAGTTCCTGAGTCTTTTTTCTTTTCCTCTCTAAGCAATTCAGCTTCAATATCCGCATCACTTAATTTGTCTGTACCATTTATAATATCTTGTTCTTTTTTGTATGCAGATATTGAATCAATTAGTTCTGCATTGCTTGGTTTGCTTTTGTTTTTAGCAATAATTGTAATTCCATATTTGTCTACTAATTCTAACAGTTCTTTTTTTTCTAATTCTTTTAGAACACTAAATTCTATTTTAAAATTTTCTTCATTTTTTATAACTTCATTCATAATAAGCCTTTCTTGATTGGGTTCTATTTTATCATTCAAAATAGATTGCCTTTAATTTTGTAGAACCAGTCTATCAATCAGACTGGTTCAAACGCATTTAAACTACAGGTACTTACTAAGATTTCTTAGCAGCACAAGCAATTTGTCTGATTCTCTCAGGTCTTGTGATCATCATTCCGTAGAAGTATGAGGCAGCAACTGTACCTGTTTTACCATAAGGATCAACACCAGGAATTGGAGTTGGTTTAGCATTTTGAAGTCTCATAACATCACCTTCAAATCCAATAGTACCAAATGAATCTTCACCAACATAAAGAATTGGGAATACATCATAGTTTCCATTAGAACCAACATGTCTGTTAGCTACTTCAACATCATCTGTAGCATCAGTACTATCAGCACCCATACCTTTATAAACTTGCATATCTTCAACTTCGATAAATCTAGTTTCAGAAATCATACCTGTTTCACCCTGCATAGTTTGACCAGCAGCAGCATACTCAGCTTTTTTTATGAACTGTTTTTTACCATCAGCATCTTTAATGTCTTGTAATGTTGGGTTCAACTCATATCCTACATATGCAGTATATGCAGCAGAAATAGGTTGAGTTCCAACTTTTGTAGAACCAGTTAACATTTTACTTTGTTTAGGAGTTCTAGCAACTTTCAATGAAAGCTCCATCGCTCTAATACCTTCAAATGTAGGTAGATCATCAGAACCAATTTCAGCCATTGTTGATGCGTCACCAGCAAAAACTCTGTTTACTGCAGATGCAGCAAGCAAATCGCTTTGGATCTGTGCTTCTCTTAATTCTGCTTGAGCTCTACCAGCTTCTCTTGATATATCTCTGAGAACATTTTTCTCAGTATCCATATCAATCATCTTCTTAGTATACTCAAGGTAGAAACCAAACTCTTTAACTGTTGCAGTTATTTCTTTACGAGTCATACCAACTCTGTTTACATTTCCACCAACTTCTCTTAATGATGGGAAAGCACCTTTAACAACTGCATAATCAGTATCACCACCGAACAAGTTACCATCACCAGATTTAATTGTTCCTGTTGCTCCTGCAGCAGCTTTTGCTAAATCAGATGTTGCATATCCAGCAGCATCACCTGTCATTGCTCCAGCAGCATCATATGCGTACCATTTTCCACTAACTAAAGATACACCGTTAGCGTCAATACCTTGATCATTAACATTTAATTTATGCAAAATAGGTAGATTATGATATTTACGCATTGTATCACCATAATGCTTAGGTTGAACGCTTTTGTCACCAATTTGTGAAAAAACGATATTTTTCTTTGCTTCTCTAACAGCTACTTTCGACCAAAACTTATCATTAAACTGAACCCCAGTAGGGTTATTAAATCCTATTGCCATAATATTTTCCTTTTATTATCCCCAAGAGTTAAGCATATTATCAAGGTCTTCATCTGATAGCTTCAAAACATCAATCTCTTTTTTCTTAGGAGTTCTTGATGTTTTTTTCCCGCTTAAAGATGTAGCCTTTTTTCTCTCTTCATCTGCTTTTCTCTTTTTTATCTCAAGTTTGTTTTGATATTCGGATTGTTCTTGTTTCTCAGCAATCTTTCTTTTCTCTTCATTGACTTTTTCTTCGTTAAGTCTATTTTGAGAAACTGGTTCTTGAGCGTTTCTTCTTTCTTCAGCTATTGCTTTCATAGCATAATCATATTTATCATATGAATCCATAGCATCGAATGAACCATTGACGTCAATTCTTGATAGCTCAGATATTTTATCTGTTACTTCGGCATATCTTCCATCAGTCATGTGTTCCATAATTATAGCTCTTGCACCAGGATTTTTGATTATCTTGTCAAATCCTACATCATCCCATTCTTCACCAAATACTTTACTTACCTTATCTTCTACTCCATAATTTTTAGCCATCATCAGTGTATCTTCGATACCAAGCTCTCTTTGAGTAGCCATCTGATTTTGGTTGGAGTATTTAATTTCATCCATTTCTAATTCAAAAGGATCCAATTCTTTTGATTTTAAATGTGCCTTTATGGCTTCAGGATCACCATCCCATATGCTCATCATTAAATTAAAGTTTTCATCGTCAAGAAGTCCTCTTTTATCCATTGCTGAAGTTTTTGGTCTTACTTGTTTTAATGCTTTAAATTTTTCTTCGACTCCATATGCTTTTTGGTTATTCATCACAACTTTCTTAGGATCTGTTATTCCTTTGACAGTTTTTCCATTAGCTTTAAAATCACTGGTTACTATTTCGTAGAAGTTTTTATATTTATCAAAATCTTCTTGACTTAAAGTTGTTCCTTTAGATGCATCGTCTGCAGTGCTATCGGATTCTTCTTCGTCAGCGGAATTATTTGTAAAGTCTTCATCTTGAGTGTTTTCATCCTGTTCTTCATTGCCTTCTTCAGAGCTTTCCTGATCACCCTCGCCAGAGTCATTTTCTGTTTGCTCTTCATCTAGCTCTTCAGAACCAGTATCTGTGTCCTCATTGTCAGCCTCTGGATCTTCTGATTCTGCATCAGCCTCACCTTCATCTTGACTTTCACCATCTTGGTCCTCATGAGAATCTTCTTCAGCTTCTTCTCCTGAGTTGTCATCAAGGTTTTCTTCTTCTTCCATATTGTCCAGATATGAATCTAATTCTTCATCAGTCATATTTTCATAATCTATTTCTTCTTCATTTGCCATAATTCTACTCCGCTACTTTTTCTGCATGTTCTGCGGTTACACTCTTTCTGAACTCTTGTGCGGCATCAATTTTCGCATCCATGTCTCTTGAGCGTCTATATGCAAACTCTATCCAACTAGCAAGATGTCTAATTCCATCTATTCTGCTAACATATTCTTTGAAATCTTCTGGACTTGCTGGGCTTAATGGTTCAACCATTAAAGAAACCAATCTTTCTTTTTCCTCACCAAAGTAACCTTCGGTGATAACTCTGTTAAAATCCTCATTCTCTTTGAGGGCTAAAAGACTCTCATGAAATTCTTTTGTTCTTTTGAACATTTCTATTTCTTGATCTATCTCTTCTAATTGTTGATTAAGAGTAAGTTCTTCTTGAGAACCCATTGCTTCGTTTTGCATAATATGCCTTTCTTCTTGTATTGGATACCCTTTTTAGGAATTGCCAAAAAAAATATTAAAACTTTCTGTAACAGCAGAAGTTAACCTTTATTGAATTATAATCATTTAGCTCTTAAGCTATCCTTAATGATAGCACTGAAGAACCAGTAATGACGCCTATCTTGGCATATTTGCTCTTAATGTTGCTTGCATTAGTCCATCTGCATCTTGACTTCTTGTATATCCTCCATTTGGTCCAACATCATTAGGAACCCCAAGACCATTTTGCATATCTTCTCCTGTAGGTTGCACACTAGGAGCTTGTCCTACCTGAGCCTGCATTTTAGCTTCAACAGCCTTCCTTCCTTCAACTACTGCTGGTGTTATTGTGTCTAATACTTGCATTACATTTGCAGGATTTCCAGAAGCAACAGCTTTATTCAACATTTGATTAACTTTTTCCATATCTTTTGGCTTAAGATATTTAGATGCTTCATCAATTATTTCAGGAAGTTTTTGAGTTATCCTTTCCATTGATGGTATCTGATTATCTTGTTGAGCCACAGGAGGTTGTTCACTGTTTGCAGGGTTATCTTCAGCTTGTCTTCTTGGATCATTTATTGCTGCACTATCAGTTATGTTTTTTGAAGCCATTGCGGCAGCATTTCTGTCAAAAGGAGGCTCTCCTCGTTGAACTTGCCCAGGCATTTGGTTTAAACCATTTCTCATATCATTCATTATTTATCCTTTTTATTGTTGTATAGTTGCATCATATGCATTTTATCAAGCTTATCCATTTCAATAGAATGTTTATCCATCCTGTCTTCTTGCTTTGCTCTGTCATTGAATTCTTGGTCTTCTATATGTTCTCTTCTTCCTTGTCCAGTCATTTCTTTCATAAATTTTCTATCAAGTTCATCAGTTTCAGAAGTTAATTTTCCGGCTGCTGCTTCTTTCAATGCTGCTTCAGCATTTTTCTTTCTTATGTCAGCTTCATTCTCTGTCGTTCTTGATACTCTTTCTTCCATTCTGCTATATGCTTCAGTCATTTCAACTTTGAGTTTTTCATTCTCTAATCTAGCATTTTCTAATTGTAATTGTTGTATCTGCTCTTGAACAGGATTAGGTTCAGGTTTAAAGTTCGCAACTTTATCAGCAAGATCTGGCATCTTCCACAGCCTTGCTATTTTTTCATAATGCATAGCAGCTATTTTTGGATCCATATTTGCTGCATTAGTCTGCATAAGAGTCATAAGCTTATCTGCAGTTTCATTATCTTTTTCAGGAGTACTTATTTCTAATTTTATATCTATTTTTCCAGACAAATCATCTTTGCGAATAAAAATATGTTTATCATTTGTTATTCTTACTATTTGCTCTTCAGGCATATATGACTGGTTCATTGTTATTGTCATTCTTGCCATATCTTTAAGCAATTCACTTATATTTCTTAGAATAGATAACTCTCTTTTACTTGTTGCATCCATAGCACTTCTTATGCCAGTAGCTGAACCACTCATAATAGAACCGCCATTACCGCCATTAAACGCTATTGTTCCAGACATACTTTCTGCTTCTTTTTGTTGCATGTCTATCATTTTAAACACAGTGCTATCTACTGGCTCCACTTTTCTTCTGTATATTGCAGTTCTTGGATCGAATCCACTTCTATAATATACATCATTTCCTTTTTCATATGCATTTCTTTGTGTTATTCCAAAAAAGTTTTCATCAATGAATTCTTGTCCAACAGCTTGAGTTCCAGTTATATCTTCTGCAGCTCTAATCATTTTACCTATAGAATTTTGATTTTCTTCCAGCACTTCTGCATCTGGTTCACCATAAGTACTGTCAACAACAGTAAGATATGATGCAACGCTATATGGTATTCTTTTATGAGGAAATGGATTTTCTTCCATCCTTATAATTACACCATTTATCCATGTAGCAACAATTGGAACCAATATGCCATCTCCTTGTATATCCCAATATCCCCAATATTCATTTGCTCTTATTTTTTTTCTAGCTTTGTCGCTATACTGAAAACTATTTCTTGAATCTGTTTCATATTCATCAACAATTTCTTCTGCATTTTCTAGATTTATTTTATCTATATTATGATACATACCTTTTTCAATTATTTCTTTTGTACCATCTTCAAGTATGTTTATTGTTTTTGTGTATTCATCTTTTTTTAGTTCTGCATATGATGTGTCATATTCTTCTATTAAGAATTTTGCATCCTCTATTACACCATTACATGTAGGGTCAATAAAAACATTCATTATATTTCTTACTGAATATGTTGGCCTGTTTTTAACTAACACCTCTTCCTCAACACATATTTTTTTTGTTCCTTTTTGTACAGGTTGTCCCATCTCAATCATAGCTTTTGCTTCTTCTTGAGACATCTGACCATTCTGTACAGATTCTTGTATTATTGCCATACTTTCTTCTGGTTCTGCATATATTGGTTCTTCTTTTTCAACTATTTTTGTACCGTATTCTGCGTCCCATCCAGTTTTAGTAATAACAGTTCCATCATCGACAATCTTTCTAACTATGGCTTTTATTAGCCTTGTTTTTCCGACTTCTTCTTCCCACTGATAATTTAATAATAATCCATTTTTTTTGGCTGTCTCATTGTCTTCGCCTGTCCTTGGAAGAGCTGTAAACATATCAGGAGTATTCAGAAATGGATCTTCATATGCAGGATATTTCCATTCATATTGCTTTCTAACAACTTTTGGCCTTGTGGTACTTCTTCCTGCTCTTGTTTCAACTTTTGGACCACCATCTCTTATTTCTCTCCATCTTAGCACATTACTTCGAACCACATCTTGTGCCGATTGTGCTTCTATTTTGTCTCCAGATAGATCAGAGTATGTTGGTTCATTTTTCCATGTTGGCTGAAGCTTTACTCTTGAGTTCACATCAACCATTTCCATATTTTCAACCATTTTTATTTCCCCTTAAATATTTATTCATAATTTTACCACATTTTTCCATTAGGAAACTTTACAGAATCTATTCCATTTCCCTTATTTCTTGAAAAATAATTATATAATCTGTCTATATAGCCTGGTTCTTTCAGTTGTCTTTCACTTGGCTCATATTGCCATTTATTGTTTTCATAATTTACCCAACGTCCAGGGCTTGTTGTCGATAATCCAATACTATATGGACTTTCTTCACTTGCAGTAGTATGATTTGGAAGTTTGCCTGAAGGTATTCCAAGTCCAGTTGGAAGTCCATCACCACTATCTAGTAAGTGGTGTTCCCTGCTTTCTCCGTTTAATCTATTTTTTGCTTGGTCTTTACTTAAGAGATAACCACCTTTTGATGCTTCTTGAAATTGATATTCTGCTACAGGATCGCCATTAAGTCCAGATTTAGAAATATCCATTAAATCTTTTAAAGTAAATACTGGGATTCTATCTTTATTTTTCATGTTTATCTCTATGTTGTTACTAGATTTTTTGTATTTGCCGTTCTTTTATTGTATAGAATGTTATATTCAGCTATTACATCATTTATTCTTGCATCAGAACTATTTCCTAATGTGACTAATAACTTGTATTTCCCAAGTAGATTTTGTGTGTCTGCACTTGGAACCAAAAAAGACATTGACATATTGTCATTACTCTTTATTAGCGAACCAGTAGATTTTTCAACACCATCTGTATCATATAAAGAATATGTAGCTGTATCTTCATTGCTCCATTCTTCTCCGCTTTTTTTATAAAGAGTTTTTGAAAAACTTTCACCAGTATATTCTATTTGTTCTGCCTTATGTTTAACGTATCCCATTTTCAATTACCTCTTCTATGGTTATTTTATTTTCTTTCTCTATGTAGTCATCTTCTCTTTCACAGACTATTATACCTTTTTCTTCTTTAACAATTATTACATCTTCTTCACAGATAAATACTCTATCAGTGTTGTTTTTTAATAATGTGAAAACAGTTCCGTTAGCAATAGAGCTGTTTGCTAGTATTAGTTCACCAAATGTCATTATAGCTCCTTGTCTATAAGTGTTTGTGCATTCTCATCTGCCGTTGGAACATCATTTAACCTGTCTCTGTCTGCTTGTGTAAATCCATCAGAAACAACAGTAAGGTCTCTTGTAACGTAATTCCAAACTGCTTCTGCTATGTTTAAGATATTTACATTACCTTTCCAATTATTTTTGTTAGCATAACTATCCAACCATTCATGTAGCTCATTTTCTGTATTTTTGGCATTAATATTTGAAATGTCTGCTTTCCAATTAAATTTATTTGCATAGCTGTCTAGAGCTTCATGTAGCTCATTTTCTGTCATTTTTGCCATATCGTTATTATTGACCGTTGTTTGAACCAATGTTACTTTTGCAACATCATCAGTAGCTGGATTGAAGTTGTTTAAGTTATTTATTGCATCTATAGTAGGCGTAAGATTAACATCTGTTGCTTTGAAATCATCAACGCTAGACACATTTGAGCCAGCAACTTGGACTACATTTACATCAGCACTTAAATTACTTACATCAGCCTTATATTCATCTTTATTAGTATAATTATCTAGTGCTGTATGAAGTTGGCTTTCATCTAATCCTACGCTTGTTGTTAGCTCTCTAGTCTGATTAGCCCAAACTTTATCTGCAATATGCTGTGCAGTTGCTTCTGATAGTGTAACAGAGCCATATGAGACTCCGCTACCTATGTTATTTAATGCTGTTGTTAGTATCATTTTAAACCTTTACAAACTTAGTTGCATTAGCTACGCTTACATTTTCATTATTAGCATCTCTAAACTCTACTGCCTTGATTACTGTTGTGCCATCATCTGCATAGGTTTTAAACATATAAGCTTCATTTTGTGTTGTTTCTGTTATACCATCTTGTGCAAAGAATTTAGTTGTATTGTCGTGATAAGATTTAATTAAGTCTAGTGTAGATACATCAGCTTTAAAGTCATCAACACTTGTTACTGCTGTACCATTTACTTCAACTACATTTACATCAGCACCTAAATTACTAACATCAGCTTTATACCCATCTTTATTAGCATAGCTGTCTAATGCTGTGTGTAGTGCATCTTCATTCAATGAACCACCGCCACTACTAGCTATAAATATTTTATCTCTCCAAACAACATCTATACCACCGCCACCACTTGTTGGTTCTTTAACTGGGTATGCTCCATCTTTTCTATATATTCTTATATTATCTGTTTGGTGAACATTTGTATTAGTAGCATTGTCAAACATTAAATCTAAAGTATCTGTATTTGCCATTATATTCGCTGTATCTATTGCTTTGAGTAAGCCAAAGAAAGTTCTAATACCCTCTTCTGTAGTTAGTATATAATCATACCAAGCATACAACTCTTTAGCTTCAAAGTTTTCTGCTATTATTAAATCAATTTCACTGTTAGTATAATCTGCTGAAAACTTAGTAATAG